GCTGGTGTCTGACGGCATTAGAACGGCACCTCGTCGTCCAGGTCGGCGTCCAGGGGTTGCTGCTGGTATCCATTAGCCTTGGCCCGGTTGTGGTTGCTCTGGCCGCTCTGTTGGTCGTCTGTGCCATCGAATGCGACGACACGGCACTCCATTTCGCCCTGATCGTTCTGCGACATGAGCGGCAGTGCTTCCAGGCTAATGTTGAAACCGTCACGATCTTTCATTGGGAACATGACGCCAATTTTTGTCCAGTAGGTCTTGCCGTCTCGGCCTTGTCTTGCAGTGACTAATCGGTAGTGGGTTGCCATTTTACTTTCCTTTCTTGAGTTGGTACGCGGTAACCTCAGGTGACCATCCCTCCAGTTGAAAGGATGTGTTCCCGTTCTTTTGCAGACCCTTCGGACCGCGCTGGAAGGCTTTCTTCTTATCTTCTGTGTGGCGAGGCATCAGTTTTCTTCAGTGCTTGGGCGATCAGCCCGTTGATGTTTTTCGGTATGCGGCTCGGGCCACGTTCCAATGCGTCCAGCATCAGTGACCTCTTTTCGGTTCTCCAACGCAGCTCCTGGTGCAGGTCTGCCCAAGCCGGGAACCAAGGCGATGTATCGGCGATCGATCTCAGGACGTACAAAACGATGTCAGCAGGGAACCTTTGCAGCTCGTCGCAATAGGCTCGGACCATCAACGTCTGCTCGTCCGTGGTCATGTTCCTGGCCTTGGTCTTGACCTTCAGCTTGGTCAGCTCCTCCATGATCTTCTTCTGCGGCAATGGCTTTAATGATGCGGATAGTATCCTCTTGGCTTTGATCACGTCCGCTTCCGGCGGCGTTGATGTCATGTGATAACCCGTCAGCTCGTAGTCCCTGTTCACGGTCGATACTAGCGCTGACCGCACGGATTGAGGCAATGAGGTCTGGAGTTGCTCGTCCAGTATTCTTGGGTGCGGAGTATTCAGCAGCTCGCCTGATCCAGTTGCGCCAAGTTCTGGTCCAATCGACCTTGGTTGCCTTGTTGCCACTGACACTGAGCCAGTGGTCTTTAAACCTTTCGATTTCGACATGCGTTTTCTCAGCTCCTATCTGATCAAGTGCGAATGCAAAGGCTGCGTCATCGGGTTGCCAATCGTCTGACAACCGCGTCCCGTTTTTCCTTTTTGGAGAGGGGGGAGCGACAGCGACTTGGTTATCGTCTTGGGGGGGGACTAAGGGGGGGGATATATTATCTAATATAGGTGTAGGTGTAGGTGCATTGCGTTTGCATACATCCGTTTTGTTGTTTTTCAGTGACTTATCCTTGTCGCTCTCGATTTTTGTTTTTTCTTTTTTCCACCTGCTTTTTGCTGCGTTCTTCTTTTGGTCTACACTCTTTTGGACGTAGTTATATTCCTTTTGAAGCCGCTTCTGGGTGATCCAATTTCCTGTCCGATGCATGAACTCATCGATGATTAGATCGATGGTAATCATCTCGTCTTCAGTGGCGCGCAGCCGGCGTCTAATCCAATCCATATCGTTGGGAATGCGACAGTTGGGTGTCTTCCACATCAGCATCATCAAACTGAGATACATGCCATGCTCTTCAAACGTCAGATGGCCGGCGTCGGAAGTGTAGCTTTCCACAAATAGGGGTAGGTGAGGGAACTTAGCCATGCGGCAAGGTCTCCATGCTGTTTAATTGTTCTTGTGGGATGAAGTAGGCGAACCGGCCCTTTTGTTTGGCCTGCCAGTATTCCTTTTTTTTGCCGTCGCGGCATTGCAACCAGCCCCTGACATGCCATTCTAAGCCAACGGTATTTTCTCCTGTGACAAGAACAAATATGTCGTCGTCGGGGTCTTTCTCGTTAATGATCAAGCAGCCGTTCCGCCACGGGGTTGAGCGGACTTGATAGCCCGACACATCACCCATGTGCGTGTCCAAGTGTCCAACTGTCGGAGACCAAAACCGGCCCAAATATTTGGCGAGAGCATATTCGCCGGCGATACCCTCTATGTCGGCTTGCCATTCCGCTTCCGGCCTTATGCCGTGCTGTGGCGTCCTATTTTTACTTATTGCGCTGACCCGACGCATAACGCCAGCAACGCCAATCTGTGTTAATTCAAACGCCGAGAACCTGACACTAGCCATGTGTCTGGAACTCCCGCTCGGCGGTGTACCCATCAACCCAGTGGTGGTACAGCGCGCCGCCAATGGGGTAGGGGCAGTCGGTGTGGCCTTCCCGAGCCGCATCCTTGCCGGCCTGGAACGCGGTCAGCTCGGACTGCTTTATGATAGTAGCGCCGGCGTTATTTTTTTCTGCCATGGTACATCTCTTTTTCTATTGTGCGGGCCAGCTCCAGCTCGTCCTGTATGGCGTTGGCCCACGCCAGTGATGCATTGGCCTGCGCTAGATAGAACCGCTCCATGTGTGTGATTACTTCGCCCCAGCTCACCGCCAGCGTCGGATCATCGCGCCGGCGTACCTTCATTGCTGCTAATGCGCTGCCGGGCTTTACGCCGTGCGTCTTCCACCACCGAACTTGGTCTAAGATCACATCGACCGGGATCATGCTTCATCCCCGGAGCGGGCAGGCTGGTTCTGGGATAACCAGCCCACACTGCTCTCGTAGACCACCGTATCCCGGTTGGGAAGGCCGGCCTCAATACCGTGGTCTCCCAACCCAGGACGGCGGTCCACAGGCTGGGTGGGGACAATAGGCCAACGTAGTAGGCCCAAAATTCTCATAGCTAAGTTGAATGCTTTGCCGTGTGACATCTTGTGGATGCGGAAGCCGGCTTCATCCTGGACGCATACTTCTATGCCGTCAGGTGCCGATCGGGGATAAAGCAGCTCAACCAGATGCGTCATTCGCACCACCTCACCGTCACGTAGGTGCCTTCTTCAGCCATGTAGGCCTTTTGGCACCGCAGCTCTACGATCTGACTGTCGTCTACGTATATGACGCCATTGAGGGCATCGCTGACGGTCTTCACCATGTTATCTAGATCGGGCCGGCTCAATGGGTACATCTCGCCGCTAAAGGCATCGAACCGTTTTTGTTTTGGCCAGGACTTGGGGACCGGCATGGCAAAAGAGACCGCTAATTTCACAGCCGTGACGACCGGCTCCTCGTCGCCATATTCACGGGCGGCGATATTTCTGATTAGCTCTTCAGCCGCCTTGGTCTTTGCCGGCGTGTAGACGTGGCCTCCCTTGCCGAGCCGGGGGCGTGCCTTGGGGACGGGCTTGCCGGGGATAAAAAACTCAATCATTCGCCGGCTCCAATGATGGCGCGTCCAAATTGTGCGACGACCTGAGGGACGACGCTGTTCCCAAGACTTCGCAATCGGTCCACCCGGCGGGGTAACCCATAAGCCACTCGACAAACGTTGGGTTCAGCGGGCCACCAATGCGGTTGGGGAGCTGTTCGCCTTTCTTCGTCCCGCTGCGCGACTGGTAGCTTTCCTTGTTGGGGTAACGGTAGTCCCGGTGCGCGGGCGTCGGCCATGCGGCAGGCGGTGACGAAAAGTCTGTCTCTGATGTGTCGGGCATCGACACCGAGAGCTGGCACAATAAATGCCCGTGTGTCGTATCCGATGTCTTCCAGATCAGAAAGGCAACGGTCGAGGCCCATTGGAGCCTCAACAATTGCTCTGACATTTTCTCCAAGAAACCACTGCGGCCTTGCAGCCTTAATAAGTCGGCGCACTTCCGGCCAGAGATCGCGGTCATCTTCCGCGCCGAGCTGCTTCCCGGCCTTCGACCAGGGCTGGCAGGGCCATCCCGCGGTGACGAGATCATATTCTCCAGGTCGAGCTGTAAAGGTTTTGATGTCATCGTGAACCGGTACTCCCGGCCAGCGGAGCTGTATAATTCGCCGGCAGTATTCGTTGACCTCTACGAACTGAACGGTTTTGAATTTTGAGCTGGCCAATTCCAGGCCGTAAGAGAAGCCGCCGATACCCGAGAATAAGTCCAAAACCCGCATCCATCTTAGCTTCCCGCGTCCGCATCGAGGTCCGACCTGGCGCTGAAGTATTGATCCAACGCGGACTCAATTATGCTGATGATAGTAACGCCGCGCTCTTTGGAAACTTTACGAAGCCGGTCCATCAGGTCTGAACGTATCTTTATGAAAAAAGGTGTCTTGGCCATCGCTGTAATTTTATCGTGTTTGGGTTCTTGACGAAGTATATACACGACCCTATATTCCAACAAGAAGAACGAACTGCGAAAATTCACAACCCAACAGGAGGGACTTAATGTCCGACAAATACGAAAGCGGCACCGAACATACCGGCAACTATGTGGCCTATTATCGTGTGTCTACTGCCCGCCAAGGTCAGTCCGGCCTTGGCCTTGAGGCGCAGCAGGAAATAGTTATGCACTTCTTGAACGGCGGCAACTGGAAGATGGTCGCCGAATATGTGGAAGTGGAGAGCGGCAAAAAGAACGATCGCCCGCAGCTCCAAGCCGCCGTCGATAAATGCCAGGAAACTGGTGCCACCCTAGTGGTCGCCAAACTGGACCGGCTCAGCCGTAACGCAGCCTTCCTGATGACCATGCGCGACAGCGGCGTGGACTTCGTCGTCGCCGATATGCCGGAAGCAAACAAGATGACCGTCGGCATCATGGCTCTGATGGCCGAGTATGAGCGCGACCAGACCGCTGAGCGCACACGTCGCGCCCTTGCAGCTCTCAAGGCCCGTGGCGTCAAACTTGGCGCTCCAGAAGCCGCTCTGAGGCGGGCAGGGGTCATCGGCAATGAGAAGAAGAAGGCGATCGCCTACGCCAACGCCCAGGAAACCATGAAGGTCATCGAAGAGTTGCAAGAGGTCGGCCTGACCACATTGCGCCAGCTTTGCGACGGTCTCCAGAAGCGGGGTATCAAGACACCCGCCGGCAAGACCAAATGGCATCCCCAGCAGGTTTCCAACATCATCAAGATAGCAGGATAGAAGTAAATGAAACGCGACAATCAAAAAGCAGGCGACAACACGATTTTGACTGATTTTGAAAGATTACGGGACCAACAAAATTACAATGGGCCGACAGAATTTAGCCAGAGACATGGCGCATTCGGAGATGTGGTCAAGGCGACCGGCCACAAAAGCGAGTGGCTCGTCTGCGAGGCGCTGTCGAGTTTTTATCTACAAAGATTTCGTTCATACGGCAATAACACTTTGCCGAGCGGTACTTTCTTTCAGTTGAGTTGGACTCACCAAGCCTTATTCTACCGTTTAATGAAGAGATTCGCCGCTTGCGCTCAAGTAGCCAACGACCGCGTTGGCGTCAGCCGGCAAGAAGTGGTGCATTACATGCGTATGGCGCAGGGAAAGTCTTCTAACACAATCTCAAAGATTATCGCAGACGCTATTGATGCTGGCTACGTTGGCGAGACAACGTCTAATTTTGATAATCGCATCAAACTGCTCTTTCTGACGCCGACAAGTGTGACCGATTTTATGTTTCAAGGGTTTGAGAACGCGCACGGCGCCAGCGCAGAAAACTCACTGCCAGAGCTGTTCTTAATGCTGGAAAAGCAGCGTTTCCAAGA